TATAGAAACTTCAAACCCTATTGCTAAGGGTCTTTGGAGAAACTATGTGGCTAATACAAGAAGAACACAAAGTAATGACAATAATGGAGAGGGAAAAAGCGATGATTCCTTTTACAAGTCTGCTTTCGGTTTCTTCGTTGCTTTGGATGCACCAAGAGATATGATGGCATATAACAGAATGAAAGCAAAAGAAGAGTTTATGCGTGATGCTGACAATGCTCTTGAACAGGGTATTGTTGCAGTAGCAAATCAAAACGCTTTAGGTAAATGGGTAGTTTCCCGTTATCATAATGGTGAATACGATGAAAAGACTTTGACAACATTACCTTCGGGTACAGAGGAAACTGAAGATGGAAGATTCTTTATTCCTTTAGATAATACCCCTGTGTATATGAATGGCGGTCAAAACAATAACTATGGAAAACCTCTTCCACCTGAACAAATGAGAAGAACAGGTATATTCTTTGGTTCTTTAGGAACCGGAGAAATGCAACCTTATTACTTCTCATACAAGAATCAAGGTGGAGTTGATTTTGCACCAAACACTTTTGAATGGTGTCATTTCCTCTGTGTATTGGGTTCAAGCGGTACAGACATTTATGGTGCTAAAATGATGACTTCGGATAGTCTTACTCTCAATTCTGATATTGATACAGAGCATGACTTATACCGTGATATGTCTAACTTTGACTTTGAAGATTGTCTAAGGAACCATTTCAGCAGTAATCTAGTACCATTGGTTGCTATGGATAAAGCACATATTGAAAGACAAGCACTTCCTTCTAAGGAAAGATTTGTCATTACAGACGGTACAGTTTGTAATATGAATATGACTCCAACTAAGAACGGTAATCGTATTATCAATCTAACTGATTTGAATGCAGAGATGAATTATGATAATGACGGTATTACTACCTGTTGGATTCCAAGTCATTTAACTCTTGACTTTGGAATTGGTTCATCAGTAATTGTTGTTGGCCGTACAAGCCAAAGAACAACAGATGAAGGCGTTGAACCTGTTACTATCAATGTAACGGGTCTTTACTGTGTAATTAAGCATGGTTCAGCAGTTGAAGTATCTCAACCAATGGAGGAAGATTTCGATTGGTTTTGAAGTGAAACTCCGGTTTAATCTCCCCTAGAAATGTCGTGCGGTTTTGCCCGAAATCGCGTTGATAGTGGGGTATGATGTGTTGGCGACATTACAGAATTCATGTTGAGATTAAGACATAGGCAAGGTAAATGTGACTTGTGGGGAAATTGACATTCAAATGGGTGCGAAGCCTATATCCTTTATGGAGAGATAAAAATGGAATTATATAGAAATGGAATAAGAACAGATAGAGCGTTGATACTTTTTATCAATATACAACATATTTCTTGGAATAAAACAAACAAGGATGAGTATGAAGTTAAAATTTATTCAAGCGCAAGCGCACAACCAATTATGCAACGAATGGCAGGAATTGATTTAGAATCATTTCTTGAACAATATAAGTATATTATGGGGGTAACAAAATATGAATGATATAAAGAAAAATAGATATTTAGTAAAAAAGAATGGTTATATGGTTGATATGGTTAATGTTGATTTTATAACTTGGAAAGAAAATGAAAACGAAGAAGATAATTATTGGGTCAAACTACATATTGGAAACAAAGAAGCAAGATATGTATGTTGTCTTTTTGAATTACAAGAATTAATAAGTTGCTGGACTAACATGAGAGGCTCTCGTTTAGACTTGGCGGCAAACGAAATAAGTGGTGAATAAAAATGGGTTTAACAAGTAATACAGGTAATACCGCAGTAGCGAATGATATGCAGAATAACGCAAGAGTAACAGCATTTCAGGATAAACTAAAGAAACAAACAGAACAAAGACTTTCAAGGAATAATAAACTTGTTTGTGGGATTTGGGGAGAACCAAAGACTGTTAAAAGTGGTCTTGCTCTCGATTTCCCCGAAAAGCAGATTTATGTTTTAGATTGGGATGATGGTTGTGAACCAACATGGCGACAAAATCACGAAATGACTGATAGAATTACACTATGGAATCCTGAAATTAGGAATGCTAATGGTGAATTAGACATTCAAAAGTCTGAAGCCAATTCAGAAGATTTTGTCTTGTTTGTAAAGTCTAAGATTGAAGAAGGAGAAGATGTCCTCTTTGTCTTTGACGGAATAGATAAGTGGTTAGATTGTTGCACTTTGCATGTAACAGGTTCTTCTAAGATTGGAAAGCCACAAAAGATGAAGTTTGAATGGGGCAAGAGAAATGCACCGTTTTATTCTCTTTTGATGATGTGTAAGAATCTAAACTGCGACCAAATCTATATTACTCATGCTAAGGCTGATTATGGTGCAACAGGTGAAGTAATTGGTTCTAAACCAAATTGGCACAATTGGGGTGATTATCTGTATCAAATTATCAATACTCGAAGAACACGCAAGAAGAATGATGTTGTGTATAAGTCTGAGTTACTAAGTAGCAAGACTAATACAGAATTAGTCGGAAAGACTTGGGAAACATTAACCGTTGGTAATGGTAATGTGACTTGGAACGGCATTAAAGAATTGCGTGAGGGATTGATTTGAGATTTACAGTTGATTGCGATTCACTAAGTAAAGCATTAGATAGCGTACAAGTGAAAGGAAAGGGTAGCACCAATAATGGATTTGGCAACACTAATTTTGGTTCCTTTGCTGATATAGTTGTAAATGGTAATACTCTTAGTATTTGGAATGCTAATCCCACTTTTTGTGCAAAAGTGGATATTCAATTAGAAGGAGAAACAATGAATGGAACAGTTTGTGTTGATAGCAAACTGATTATTCCTTATTTGAAATCCTTTGGTGATACAGTAAATGTTCATGTTGGAGATTTTATTGCACTAAACAGTGGTAATAAAAAGGCATCAGTGCCTAAAATAGTGAGGCATCCAAACGAAGATTCTTTGAATAGACTAAAAAATATGTTAAGTCATATAGTCTATGAAATTCAACCGCAGACATTATTTACATTCGGTAATGCTAATTTTGAAGGGGCATTCGCTCTAACTCAAAAGCAATTAAAGGATGCGATTAAAAACTGCGAGTTGGTTAAAAGCGGAGTATATAAGTTTGATTTCAACAATAATGTTCTAACAGTTTCCTCAAGAGAAAGTGTGATGAATAAGTTTGAAGAAACAATTACTCCGGTTTTTCCTATGGGAGAACCAGCAACAGTTGAATTTAGTAGTGCAGTATATTCATTCTTTGAATCAGACCAAATGGTGAATATATACATGAGAGATGAGTTTCCGCTATTGATGGTGTCTAGCGATAGAATACTGTTAAAAGCACCAACAATAAATGGGTGAAATAATGATAATAAATAAAATGAAAGACGGTAAAACCATTTACAGAGCATGGAGAGAAAACGGTGAAAGAAAGTATGAGATGATAGATTTCAAACCATACTTTTACATTAAGTCTGAAGAAAACAGACCGCCTAAGTATCGAGCAAGTAAATACATTACAAGAGATTTTGAATATGAAGATGGCGATTGGGTTAATCTAAACAATGAGCCTTTAACTAAGGTTTATGTTGATTCTGCCAATGATATTAGAGAAGCAAAGAAATTGTTTTCTAAGACTTATGAAGCAGATGTTCCTTTGCATTTTAGATACTGTGTTGATGAATTACATGAAATGCCCGAATATAAACTGCGAAAGTGGTATTGGGATATGGAATGGCAACAAGGTGGAGAATATCACGATTGTATTACAACTATTGTAGCGTATGATAATTACGATGAAGAATATTATCAATGGGTATGGTTTCCCAATTCAACATTTCATGAAACTAAAAACAAATATACTTTTGGTTCTGAAAAAGATATGATTGAACACTTTATGACTACAATGATTGTAAAAGACCCTGATATGTTAATTGCTTGGTTCGGTAACTTTGCGGATATTCCTAAGTTATTAGAACGGGCTTGTGCCGTTGGTTTGAATCCTCTCGTAATGTCGCCTATTGGCACGATTAAAGGCGTTAGAAAGGTCAAGAATGGCTTTACTTTTGCCTATGCTGAAAATGGGTTCAGTCCTATTGAACAGCCCATAGGGGGCCGCATAACCCTCAATTTAGACCTTGCTTTTGAGCGACAATGGAATGATTCTCAAAGGGGAACGCTACCTTCTATGTCTTTAGACTATATTGGTGAAACAGTTCTTAATGAAAAGAAATTAGTGTCAGAAAAGTTTCCAGACACAAATGAGTTTTATAGAAGAGCATGGTTAGAAGATACGCAAACATATCTTGATTATGCAATTAAAGATGTTGAATTGATTGTAAAGTTAGATGAAAAGAATTTTTGTAGTGAAGCAATTTTATCTTTACAAAGACTATTGAAAGCACCATTTGATGCTTGTTTCTATGCAAGTCATATGGGTTCAATTTACTTTATGAGAAATGCTTGGTGGAAAGCACCAACAGGGGAAAAGGTTGAGAATAGACAAGAATATGAAGGGGCCATGATTTATGACCCATTAAGCGAAGAAACAAACGGATTGCATCTTAATGTAGCCGCTTTTGATTTTGCTGGTCTATACCCTAGTATGATGATTGCACGAAATATCTCATTTGAAACTAAATCAAAAGAACCAACAGAGTTTGGAGTTAATATCCTAACTCCGAGAGATTTCAGTGAAGTTAAAGATGTAAAGATGTTGTATTACAAGACAGATGAACTCGGCTTATTGCCAAAAGCGGTACTTGAACTCAAAGAGTTGCGAAATGAATATAAGCGACTTATGAGAGAAGCAAGAGAATCTGACAATGGGGAATATGCAAAGTGGTATAATAATCAAATGGCAGTAAAGCGATTAATGGCGTCTTTTTACGGCATTGTTGCTTTTCAAGGATTTGGTTGGGCTGATGTTGATTTAGCCGCTTCTATTACTGCAAGTGCAAGAGAAGCGATTAGATTAGCGGCATTTAAGGCAAAGGAGATGGAAATATGAAATGCGTGACATGCAAAGAAGGACAAATGGTTATGTCTAAATACAAAAAGACTAACTATAAATATAGTAATGCGAATAAAGAATATGCAGTATTAATCTGCAATAAATGTGGACATAGGGAGGTATTCGGATGAATACAAATATGCGAAGATGGATTAGAGAAGCAATAACAGAAATGGATGGCGAATTTACAGCAAAAACAATACGACAGAAAATAGTGGAAAAAAGAGGAACAAGCCCGTATATCGGTAATAACACCGCAATAGGTTGGTTTCTAAATAAACACTGTACTGATGTAGTACAGATTTGTAAAGGCCATTCCTCTAAAACATATAGGAGGACTACAAATGATGACTAAATATGTAACAGTCAAGGTATCTTATGATACTGAAGAAACTTGGGAAACTACTTTACAAGAAGTAAAGGAGTTATTTCAAATGATGAATAACTTAAAGCGTCATGCTATCATTACCGAAATAGAACAAGGTGTTAATCATGATGATGGACAAGACGAATGAGTTATTAGAAGAATTGCTGGCTATGATAGCAAAATCAAATAGGATATTAATGATGGTAAATATCGT